TAACGTCAGGAAGTTCGCCGCTAAAATAAGAAAACTAGAGATACAAAGATTACTATTAAATCAACTAGACGCAACAAAAGAGAAAATTCTTGACGAAGACGGAGACAGTCCATTAAGTCATATTATAGGCATCGCTGAGAATGACATATTTGACTTTTCTTCCTTGATAAATTCTTCTGATGACACACAACCCGAATTATTAGTAGACGGGCTGACTGAATACATGGAGTATTTAGCCGATAATCCAGTAGAGCAGATGGGTATTAGTTCTGGTTACGGTACATACGATACTGCTATAGGTGGTGGTTTTCGTCGCGGTTCTGTTTCTTTGATAGGGGCTAGGACAAAATGCGGGAAGTCGATTATCTGCATAAACATAGCTAATCATATTACAAATAACCTAGACATTCCTGTATTATATTTAGATACGGAAATGTTAAAATCGGACCAACGTCATAGATTAATGGCTAGATTAACTGAAACTCCTATCGACGATATAGAGACTGGTCAGTATGGACTGAATCCTATGTCTCGTAAAAGAGTTCTTGATATGTCTAATAAGATTGAAAATAAAAAAATGCCTATTTATTACCGCAATATCAGCGGTAAGCCTTTTGAAGAAACTATGGCTATTATGCGTAGGTGGATTACTAAGGTTGTTGGAATGAATCCTGATAGAACAGCAAAAGACTGCTTAGTAATTTTTGATTACCTTAAATTGATGTCGTCAGAAGGAATCACGGCGGACCTTAAAGAATATCAGCTTTTAGGGTTTATGATGACCGGTTTACATAACTTAGCTGTACGTTATAGCGTACCCGTATTAACAACTATACAGCTCAATAGAGATGGTATCACAAAAGAAAGCACAGAAGCCGCTTCTGGTTCTGATAGAGTTGTGTGGCTATGTAGTAATTTCAGCTTGTATAAATTTAAATCAGATGAAGAATTAGCTGAGGATGGTCCAGAAAACGGCAATAGAAAATTAGTACCTCTTGTTTCTAGACACGGACCTGGTCTAGAAAATGGTGATTATATCAATATGATTATGGACGGTAAATATGCTAAGATAATTGAAGGAAAAACAGCACTTGAGTCTAACAAAACTGACGATGGTTTTATAGTGGAAGATAATGATGACGAATCCATTCCATTTACAGGATAAACTACAATATACACAAGAACAGCTTCATACTTTATCTGAACATATTACCGACAATAGAGAGCTTATTCTAGATACATTAGACATTCCCTATACACCAAGTAAAAATATGTTCTACGGTGCGTGTCCTGTACACGGGGGAGATAAGTTCAATGCGTTCAATTGGTATAATACAGGAAATTGGAAGTGCCGCACCCATGAGTGCCACAGGATTTTTACTAATAGTGCTTTAGGACTAGTACGAGGGATATTGTCTCATTCTGAAAATCAGTGGCAAGAAGAAGGAGACAGCCTTTATAGCTTTCATAAGACTATAGAATTTGTGGGCAAATTACTCGATACTAACGTAATGAACTTAGAAGAGTCTGCGCCAACTCTAGAAAAGTTACAATTTGTGAAACGTATTAACTTATTAGCAGAGCCTCCTCCGACGAAATTTCTAAATATTAATAGAAAACAGATTCGTGCCAATTTACAAATACCAGCGCAATATTACATAGATAGAGGCTATGACCCTAAAATATTAGATAAGTATGATGTTGGACTATGTTTGAACCCTAAGAAAGAAATGTCTTACCGTGTTGTAGTGCCTATTTATAATGAAAAGGGTCAGTTTGTAGGATGTACGGGACGTAGTCCTAATGAAGAATGTCCCAAATGTGGATTTTATCATTATAACAAATATGCATGTCCAGAAGACAGGCTTGCACATTTTTATACAAAATGGAGACATAGCACTGGGTTAAATGCTAATAACCACCTATACAACTTTCATTGCTCTAAAACACATATTGCCAAATCTGGAGTGGCGATTATAGTAGAGAGTCCAGGAAATGTTTGGAGATTAGAGGAAAGTGGTATTCATAATGCTGTGGCTGTTTTTGGTACTTCTATTTCTCCTAGACAAAAAGAAATACTAGATAGGTCTGGAGCTTTCTCTCTAATAGTTTATGGAGATAAAGACGACGGTGGGCAGGCTTTGTGTGATTACGTAAAAGCAACATGCAAGCGCACCTATAGGTTGTACTTTCCTAAAATTGCACAGGAAGATATTGGCTCAATGACTAAAGATGAAATTACACAAGACATCAAACCGTTTATAGAGAGATTAAGATAATGGAACAAAAGATTTTAGGGGTTTCTGGTAAAAAGCAGTCTGGTAAAAATACAGCCACTAATTTCATTGTTGGTTTAGAACTACTAGGTTTACATGTAGTTCAAAAGGGTATTGGAGTAGGAGATAAGGGAGAGTTGTTGATAACCGACCTTTTTGGAGACACGCAATTTGCTGGACATCTTGACCTGAACAGAACTAACATTGAATTTTTAGCTTTTATGGAGGAAAATGTTAATCCATATGTGAAGGTTTATAGTTTTGCAGATATTCTTAAAAGGGAAGTCTGTATTAAGATTTTAGGACTAGATGAAAAGCAATGCTATGGTACGGATGAAGACAAAAATAGTTTAACGAACTTACGATGGGAAGACATGCCTGGTGTAAGAACTGAAATGTTGCCTCATGATTATTTATTGCAAGAGACGGAAAAGCTTCCAGGAAAGATTCGTAACTATTACAAAAAGTTAGATAATACTACTGTCTATCACTCATCTGGATTTATGACTGCCCGCGAAGTTTTACAGTTTGTAGGCACAGACATATTCCGTAAAATGTATGGAGACGTATGGGTTGATGCACTTTTCCGTCAAATTACAGCAGAAAACAGTTTATTCGCCCTAGTTTGTGATATACGGTTTCCTAATGAAGTATTAGGTACTCAAAAACGTGGCGGTAAGGTTATACGATTGGATAGAGATGTATTTGAAGGAAAAGACATACATGACAGCGAACTAGCTCTTGACAAAAACGTATATAATTGGGAAAATTTTGACGCCGTAATGAGCAATAACTCAATGACTATTGAACAGCAGAATCGTGCTACCTATGAACTACTACGAGAGTGGGACTGGACAGCAGAACTAATCGGAGTCTTTAAAGAGGAATAAATGCATATTACTTACTTTAGGTCCAGTTCATACAACACTCACGAAGATTGTCAGCAACGCTATTTTATAGAGTCAAATCTAGGATGGGGCGGACCTTCAGGGAAAGCTGCTGACTCTGGAACAATCGTGCATAAAGCTTTAGAGATTTTAGCTATGATTAAGGTTGGTCAACAAAATGGTAAAAAAACCATTTCTGACAAAATAACAGGACGAATTTCTACGTCTAAGTTTGATTTAGATAAGATTTTAGAAAAATGTTTTGGTTACTATACGGAACTCTTGACTCACCACAATTGGGAAGAAAAAGACTATAAGTTTTGTCATAAGACATACCACAAAGCATTAACGGCAAGTGACGGTATGTTTAATCCTTTACATAGAGATATAGTAGAACCTGAATTACATTTTGACTTCTGTATCAAAAAAGACTGGGCTAAATATACTTATGATGGCATAGAGGGTTATTTGGCTATGAAGGGTACGATAGACCTTACCACCAAAATAGCTGATGATACTTTAGAAGTCATAGACTGGAAAACGGGATTACATTGTAAAAACTTTGCTACTGGTAAAGAATATACGTGTTCTGCTGACTTTCATGACAATATGCAGTTACGAATTTATCATTATGCTGTACATCAAACATTTCCAGAGATAGAGCAGGTCATGATGACCATGTTTTTTATTAATGCCGGCGGACCCTTTACAGTGTGTTTTGATAAGAACGATTTAATCAAAACAGAAGAGTGTATTCGTGAAAAATTTGAAGCCATCAAGAAAAACGAGAAACCCAAACTCATACAAAGGCAAGACCAAAAATGGAAATGTAGATATTTATGTCCATTTGGGAAAACAACCTTTGCCGATACCGATATTAAACCAATACAAGAATTTCGTAGAGGTCAAGTTACTAAAAAGGGTGAGTTTATGACGAAATGTGAACAAGTAAAATTTGAGATAGAAAGAAAGGGGATGCAAAGAGTCATAGAAGAATATAGTGCAGATGGGCACTGTGTGTCTAAATACAAGGCGCCTGGAGAAGTAGAATGAACCTTAAAAGATTATTGGCAAACATCATACCCGGTCCAATTGGTCGTCGACTATGGATAAACAATCTTAATAAGGATGAATTAGATGAATTGTTGTTAATTATTACA